CTCGCCTCTTTCACGGGTGTTTAATCCGTTACGTGTTCTAGTCCCGGCCCCCAATCACTTTCGTAATTGGGGATAAATATACCGGTTCTAGTCGTGTAAACATTCTTCTTCGACACTCCATAAGATCCCCGAATTACAAAGGGATCGAATGGCATTTGGGCGCTTGCCCGGCTGTACGCCGTATAAGCGGGAACCAAAGAGTCGCCCCACGCGTGACGGAAATCACGTAATGGGCTCAACTTATAGGTCGAAAAGTAACCACCTTCCCAGCAATTTCTCCGATATAAGCGAGGTACCTTAAGCACGTAAGAGCCAATTAAATGGCCGTCTCCGTAACCGTCAGGACCCCACAATCGGATATTCCGATTTGTGTGCTTCAAGCAAATTCCCTTTAACAGGAGTTCGCCGTTCCGCGCACAAAAATTGTGGAAGGAGTAAAGTAACTTGTCTGACATCTCCTCACGGAGATAGAAAGGACGAAGACTGAAACCAAGGAACCAGTCGGCACCACAGGACTCTCGAAAGGGCCCTGTGCAGAACGACTTCTGAAGGTTTAAGTCAAACCCGCAGAAAGTTAGCACACGACGAGCAAGATCAAACCCTTGAGTGGGAATGATCAGATCGTCTCCATAGACGCCCAGGGGGGCGTCCTCGTGCTCTCCTAATTCCCCTATCTGACGCAAATAGGATATCACACCACTCATTAAGCCGAAGAATATCAAACTCTCCAGCTCGAATGTGAAACCGTTCCCCATTGAGGAGAACTTTTCAAGGTGTATTATCCGATCCTTGTACGCAACTTCGCCTGTACGGGCTTTCCCGAGCAGGTCGACCCATTGACTGGGCAGGAGATTACATACTAACCCAATAGAAACCGTATCGCTAGCGCTTTTTAAATCTATAGTCGCAAGGTTTCCCTTGATACTACCGATCCGTGCCAGTTCTTGGTTCCGGGTCTGGTCAAATAGATCAACGCCAAACTTTCTCAGTCTGCGCTTGAGCCATGAACCTATTCCCTTCTGAAGAAGGGAGTTCAGAACAGGCTCAACACATATAGGTCTGAGGGTCTTGGCACTTTTAGGCACGAAGCTTAGTTTTCCGACAGAGACATCGACGGGTACTACATACGTCCCAGGTTTCTCTAGGATTTCGCAGCCAACCGTGGAAGCCCAAAGGGGAAGTTCTTCTAAGAACTCTCCCAATATCGGTAGCATATCTTCGCTACACGCCATTCTGGCAGATAGCTTCCGTCGAAGGTTAGCATCTCTACCTTTGACATTAGTCGTCGCTCCTGGGCCAAAGAAAAAGTCCAGCTTATCGAAAGACGGCACGGTGTCGCCTAGAACTTCACTGATTTTTCGCATAGCGTAGTGCAATACTGCGCTAACGTCCTTTTCAGGACAAGGTAAGCTTAAACGCTCGTTCGTCAATCGACACTTTTCCTCTGCAGCGAAGAAGGCTTGTTCGCCAGCGGACTCTCTGTCATATCCCATGTTGATATGGACCTGCTTGTCGAGCAGGGCTTTTATCTGACGGGCATAACAATAATCAGCTACCGAACTACCACTCTCGTAGTCTATTTCAAATTCGACTACTTCACGGAACTTCCCACTCTGAACCAGCCTATTCAAGGTCTGGCTCACGGGTCCTGAACCGAGTGCTGCGCAGCTCATAGAGACTTCTTCAATGAAGCGGATCTCCGCTCCACTGTCTCGCGCTAAAATCCATGACATAACGCCTCCTTATAGCGTTACACCGGCTTCTATAGCCGGTGCGTGGACCTGATAATACTAATTAGGTACTACCATCTGAGTAAAGGCCTGCGGACCGACAAGCACGGAGTTCTTCCATGCATCGCCAGCAGCATTGTTCGCAAGAATACCAGTATTTGTAGTACTAGAAGATCCTTGCAGAAAGCCGACCAACATCTTAAGAGCGTTCGCTCGATCCGCGGTAGTAGAGCGTCCATCTGCAAACATCGTGAAGATGCCTGTAGTGACGTATGCTACCTTTGGCGGAGCGACATACCCTGCGGATGTCCCAGAAGCGCCGAGAGTCTCCAAAACGGGGACTTCTAACTTCGCTGTAACTTTGTATGCCCCAGCCTTCGTCTTTTCCTGACTAAGCGTGAGCCGTGGTTGACCGTCCAGAGGGACGTTCGATACGGTACCGCGCCAAATCGGGTCAGGCGTGTCTGTGACAGGGACTAAAGTGAACTCAACTGGAGTTCCAGCGTCATCTTTGACAAGAATGTTTGTCATTGCGGGCATGATGCCCTCCTATTGGGGTTAATATTAAGTAATTAAGACATTAATAAAGAGGTGAAGAGAACTCAACTACCTGAACAATTGTCTTGTTAAGGCCACCGCATTAAGAATCCTGCGAGAGTTGAGAGCCAAGCCTGGTGCAACAAAAGAGGGCCTCTGAGTCGTAAGACTCGTTGAAACCTCTCGTATCAGACCAAACTCCTGAAATTCCCGCGTTCCTGTAGTAGTTATGAAACTACTGTGAATACCGCCATTTGAATACGTGGCGACATTCTTCCAGTGAGTACTGGTCAGGAAACGTCCGGTGAGGCTAGGTATAATCGCCAAGTTCTCTAAGTAGGTACCGATTGGAATGAACCAATCGACTACAAAAGACCAAGGGATAATTTCCCAAGCCACGGATAAGGGGTCATACAAACCCATACTGCGCTGGGCCGACGGATTCTCCGTCAGCTCTGCTGTTATCCTGACCGTCGTTGTATAACGACCTGGATAGCGGTACAGGTTCGGTGAGAGAGAAGCTTCATAGCTTCCCCTCGACTTCAGTGAGGCATGATGCGTTGACGTCCGCTGTTGGGTGAGTTGTTCAAAGGCCTTCGCGGCCTCAAACGTATCACTCAGTGTCGGAAGCCAACCGTACTGCATCTCGAGCCAACGACCGGCCACATCTTTCGATGTTAACGGCTTAGGTCGCTGGTTTGTACCGAGAGATCTTGCTGCCGCGGCAACGTTGCCACGTCGTAGTGATCTAACGGCTCCACCTATCTTACGGAGGTTACCTAGCACCATCTTAGTCAATTGGTCGCTTTGAGCGGCGTTGACAGCCAAGTTAAATTCATGGCCTTTGATTTTTGATACTAGTCTAGATTGCAGCTTCATTAGCTGCGCACTAGTTAATGGAACGTAACCGCTCTCTGGATTTCCCCATGGAACTCCAGCGAACGATCCGCCACCTGACGGTGAGGAATGACCAAGCCCTTGAGGGTATTGATTATTCGGCGCTGCCCCCCAATACGCGCGCTGCGTCCAACCNGACGCAGTATACGCATTGAATTTAAGGCGCTTTACTCCATTAACAACTTCGTACTTTCCATTCGTTCCTGCCCAATACTTTCTAGCCGTGAGGCCGGGATTGTAGGGCCATCCGGGTTCACCGAATGTTGGAGGAGGAATGTGAAAGCTTCCCGTGCTCACTTTTTCACCCGAGATCTTACGATCCGAGGAGACGTACCTTTCGATACACCGATTTCGAGAGAACCAAACGCATATGGGAACTTTTCCCATACCACACTTGAGAATGGGTAATCAGGTTCGAGCTGTTTGTATCGGTAAAGCGCCTGTTTACACAG